CGCAGCTTTGGTGGAGCTTATGCTCCGGTATCTACTTTAATAAATTAAAGTAGACGGCGGACTTCCACCGCCCCCAGGAACTCTGTGACATGGAACTTCGTCGATCATTAAGGTCACTTACTTTATAACGTAAGTAATCATAATATCCCGAGTTAGTCCCGACAAGGATGTCACAGCCCAACGGCAACCAATCCCAATTGGGAGCGGTTGCCCACTTCGTGTTGTAGGAAACAGTCTTATGCCTAAGACTTATCCATCCAACACCGTCCTTACCGGTCCTAATGTAGCCTCTAAGGAACGCTTGTAATAACCCCTCCGGGTTATACAGACGCGCCTTAGACCTCTTTGGAACGCGGATGTCGCAATCGCTTATCTTCAAACGAGAAGGACGAGCCTGTTCTTTCCTATAAAGGAAATTACCGGACTCAGATCTCTTCGGATGAAGAACAAGGTCAAGCGGCACACGTATTCCACTATCATTGTCCTCCCATGGCGGTACCGGTTGGTACCTCACGGTAGAACGAAGATAGCCTACGGTCCTAGAAAGCGGTATTCCCGTTTTCGCAGACCAAAGATTGAGGCCGTTAATGGCTACATAACGATCTTGCATAGTTTGAAGAGACTTAAGATAGACTCCTCGAACATCGCGACCTTTATACCAGTCACGACCGCAAGATTCGCGAAAGGGTCCCTCAACGAAGGACTTCTGCTGATTGACCGAGAAACCGAGCAGTTCAAGGAGACGAATTACCTGCCTGGTAATACCAGTTTTGCAGATAATGTCATCCCCAAAGACTGCAAAGTTCCCGAGTCTACGCCCCCAAGGTTTGTCAAGTTCTTGACGAACCAAGGAAGACGCAGCAGAAACGACCGAAGCAAAGAGAATGGTTTCTAAGGGAAAAGTATAACCGTTTCCCATCGTAGAAATCATCTCAAGCTTCACTTGTTCACCCTTATACTCTGCAAATGGAGAACGAAATCTAAGAAACCAGTTTAATACTGGCTTCGGTAAGACTTCGCGCAACATAGGCAGAGAAAGGGAATCGGATGCCGAAGATAGGTCGATTGTCGAAAAAGACCCATCTAGACTACCGATACGAGCAAGTTCTCTGTTCTTATCTGGTTGACGCTCTAAGGAGATTCCGAAGAAGCTCTCTAGGCGTCGTTCCAGGATAGCACCTAGCCCTAACTGAAAATACATATTCAGGTTTGGTTCGATTGCTATCAAACGAGAGATGTCGTCACTTTTCGGGACGAAGTGGAGTTGGCTACCCTTAACTATCTGGCAGTCCCCATAATGGTTAGCGCGGAATTCCTCCGCAGCGAACCACGACGGGTCGCTGGATAGATAGTCACTGTACAAACTGTACAGACCAGAGGAAGTAACAGAGAGTGGAGAGTCGAATAACTTCGTATAGAAGTCATTTCCTCGTGCCAATCTCGATGCACCTGGTCCAGTCCTACCAGCATCAAGGATCTGATGTTGGTTCTGGATCAAAGGCATCCCCTCAGGATAAAAGAAGTTATATAGGGTGCTTTTCAGCTCCCCTACTAAAACTTCATCCCGAGAGTCGTTACAGGATAAGACCCAATCTCTGCAAGCCTCATTAACTTGCAAGAACTTGGCAAATGCGCGATCATCAGCCTCAGGGTGGACTTTTTCTACAAACTTTTTGTAGAAAGCCTTATCCAAGGCGGATGCAGCGAACTGCCTCGGGGTCATCCCTGGCCAAGGCTCACCTGGTTGGTAGCCAGGAACAGCCGAAGCCAGATCCTCTTGTAGAGCTTGATAAAGAACGTGAGAGCAAATGCCCATCATGATTCTCCCTCAGGTTAATGTAACTTACCAGATCTGAGCCTCGATAGGTACTACGTACCCATCGTACGTTGTTTCATCATGTGCTGGCTTGACCTCTTCCTCAGGTCCAATGGACCCTTCGGTTGAGACCTTCCAAGCATACGATGCACACCCTGTAAGAATAAACAGGGCTAACAACACGGCTAAGATGACATAGACGTCACCATGGGAGTCAACTACTTTACGTAGTAACTCCTTAGCGAGTCGCAGTCGGGAAGAGTTAAAGAACTCCATCGATCTGCGAGTCTCCCACACCAGAACTTTGGTCTGAGAGAGCGCCTATGTGGCAAGACAACATTGCCCGTACCGACGCCGCGTCGTTGACATCTGCTCCTGCCGGAACCTCGATAATGGTTCTGACAATCGCAGTCTCAATCTGACCGGACGAAGTCACCTCCACACCCTTACGGGTAATGACGGTGAATCGGTTACGGGGTACCTGAGCGACGAATCCCGTCACCTGATTGGCTGGACCAAGGCCTTTATAGACCTTCGGTCGCATGGCAGTCAGAGTGAAAGGCTTGCTCACCGAGTGTGCGTCGACACCCGTCTGCGTACCTCCAAGAGCAGTAACAGCATGTTGCTCACCGTTACTATCAGGAGCTACGTCGGAAGACAGGGTATACGTCGGAGACGTAAGACCTGTCTGAGAAGCCCCAGTTAGGGGCGAAGTAGGATCCCATGACATGTGGGTTCTCCTAGGTTTGTATAGTCAAATGACTAGAGGGTTATGGAAATGTTACTGTGGGCAGTGAGAGATGTGGACAGGAAACCTTTCCCTTTCGGAGCCTTACCTTGGCCCCGATCGGAGGTACCTTAAATCCGCTAGTGCAGCGATGTTTAGCCATTTCAGACCAAAGTCTGGCATGTCTATCATGAATGAAGGCAAAAAGTCTCCATCATAGACATCACGCACTACATCTCTATACCGTCGAGTAACAGATGACCGCTGAAAGATGGCCCCTGACATATACTGGCTATTGTCACGCAAATAATCCCAGTCAAAGTACATATCGCCAATAGAATTGTCGATTGTCTTTAACACGGTTTTATTCGCCCAACGCAAGCTGGCAGGTGCATGGGACCAAGATGAGAGTACATCTCCAACATTGGAGAAGTAATCTACTAAGAACGAGTATGGGATAAGTTCCCACACTGTAGGTATGAAGTCTTCCCATCTAAAACCGAAAAGGTGTCTAGCCATTTCGGCATTAGAGGTTAACTCCGGTCCTACCCCGGCACGATAGATGACAATCGCTTCATGCGATGTCTTCAATCGGTACCTATATCGGAGCCCAAATCCTACGGAACGTGTAACCACGCTCCCAAGGACATGCTGAATCTCTTCAGCACGGGCTGAGATCCTCTCACTATCAGAGTAAACTTTGCCGTGGAGACGTGCTAACGCCTCCGCGCCATCCTTTACATCGTTTAGTAAGGGGGCCCAACCGAATGAGTACTCAAGCCAGGTATCTGCTAAGGTATTGTCAAGAGCAGTTCTCGTCTTCGTACGTCTTGCACGTCTTTCGACAGCAAGCTTGTATGAATCGAGGCCCTTGCGCAAGCCCCTTGCAGGGTTCTTAATCATCCTCAGAGCTTCATGAAGTTCGCCTAGGAACACTCCACCTTGGAAGTGATTCTTAAGCTTATTATACTTCTTGACGAACTGAGCTTTCGCACGGTTGTCTGCGGTACTTACCAGAGCAGTCATGTACGGAGAAGAAGTGACCCAGAATACAGATTCTAGGTCACCATACTTCCCAATATTGCCAGTGACAAATGAATCACCGGGAATACCATCTACGTAACCACGCTTGTGATTAATCGTGGAGTACTTATACCCGTGAAGGTATGTAGTACAATCACGATTATTCTTCAGACGCTCGCGCCAGTCAGGGTAGTTAGCCCCAACCGCACGAAGGTCTGTTTTAAGCTGGCCGTAGGTGTAGGGAGTATCGACGATTTCCCCACTAGAAGCATTAAACCATCTGGTTGTGCGTCTAGTGATAATGTGGAAATTCTTCGTCAACTTCGTAGCCATGACTAGCTCCTTGAAGCCGGGAGATTCGACTCAAAACTCAAATGAGTTTTATCTCCCAAGGGGTCCAGGCATCCTTTTCCTTTCATCTCTACCATGAGGGCATTTCGTACTCTATACAAACGCCAGTATATGTTGCACAAGTCGCTCCAATCTAAGCAATTCAGCTCAGACCGAGCCGGAGTCATTACGAGCACTCCGTATGACTTATGCAGATCTCTCCTCAAATAAAGGATTGATTCTGCAAGCAATATACACTGTTCGTTGTAATCGAGCATGGAATGTAACCTCTAGGTAAAGTGAAGGAATAGCCTCATCCGACCGTTTCATTACGGTAGGTAGGGGC